GTAATGCTTTTGCGAAATTTTGATACATCAAAAGGTTTTGTGATTGCCATAATTGTTCCTATAAGTTTTATGTAGTATACTACTGTTTTTGATTTAAGTCTACCTTAACGGTGTAAAGCTATATATGATTTCCAAATGCTCGTGATTAATTCTGAGTTAAAATCATCAAATCCCAGAATATCGTATAACCGTTTTATTTCTTCAGTAAATCGGTCTCCATCAAATATACACCCGTCAACATCAAAGTTAATAACAGGTGCATTAACTTGATTCATTTTGTAGTACTTGTTGATATCCTCAAGTACTGCCGTTTCGTATCCTACTAGATTGCGTGTGTCAAACAACGCGGTTTCAAATTCTTTCCACACAGGCCAACTTGGGCCTTTTAACATATTGTAATGTTCTTCATAGTAATTGCCTGCGTGTTCTGCTATTGTTTCTGGTCTCTTAGATTTAAGAACTGATGCTACGTCAAAGAACTTTCTAAAATTAGTAAACAATATTATTGTAGAGTTGGGCCAAACATTTAATAAATTTGGTAAATTTTCATAGGCGTGGTTTACAATAAAAAACTTGTACTTGCTATTAGATAAACGTTCAGTTACTGTATTGGCTTCACGTTTACCTTTATCCTTCCATTGTTCATGTGATGGGCCAAATAGTTGAGTATCACCTAACTCATATTTGTTAATCCAATTGCCCATTTCTTCGCGGCTTGGTGGTAGCGTTACTTTTAAACAGTTAATCCTATACTCGTAGTCTAACGGATTTTCCATTAGGTATTCTGCCATTTTTCTATCTTGTGGTACTGCGTGTCTGCTTAATGCTAAACATTGTCCAAAGAACTTACCACCAGCAAATCTAGTAAACTGTAGTATAACAGGATTAGTGCTATTGTAATTGGTCATGTAGCACCTTTAAATAGCCTTTAGTAAAATAGTGATTGTAGTTATAGTTAATAGTATCTTGTTCCATTAAGTATAGGTCGTGACAATCGTATTCTGATAATTTACTAAACTTAGATAACATACTAAACAACTCAACTAAACGTACCACAGGACTTTCAATTGAATCAAATGTATAATTAAACAATCGTGTATAAGGTTTGAATCCGTAGTATTGTGCCAGGTGTTTGTGCCACCCTGGTTGAGCATAGGCAACAAATAATCCACGTGTTACTACGCTATATAAAAACTTTTCAGTAACATAAGGATAATAACTATGCCCAACTGTTTCACTAACAACGTGTACAAATGATTGTGTTAATTTGTTTTGTAAACCTTTTACATTAGAGCCGTGGTCTTGTCTAACAAACCCAAACCCGCTTGATGTATTGTAAAATTGATCAGCATCAGGTCTGTCACTAAGAATAAATTTACGATATATAGGTTCTAATTCAGCGGGGCAATGATTTTGTATTTCGCCATCAATTTCATTACGAGAAGCTATAAAATTTTTACTACAGTATGTAGGATTAAACCACCCAAACTTATGTAGGCCAGCAGTTAGTAATTTACGTGATGCGTGTGGACTGCCATTAAAGCTACAAACAAAATTTTTAAACTCGTGATCAGGTTTAGCTGTGTAATTTTCAAATGCTTGCCACATCGGGTTAAACATTCTAAATTTAAAATTTAAATTAGGATATTTGCTTTTAACTGATTCGTCAAATACTTGACAATAGTGTACTGTAGTTGGCTGTTTAGCCATAGCAGATACATAGTTGAATACTGCGTTTGTTCTATCAGGCAGGAAACCGTTACAATGGTCGCCGATCCAAATTTCGTTTGGTATTGTAGTTAATTCAAATACGTTAGGATACCCGGGACGTGGAGGGAAGGAATGTTCAACTAACTCAGTCATGTAACTTCCTATTATTAAAATATGTACCCGGTTCTAGTACGTCTTTAGTAACACGACTGGTCATGTTAAATTTAACATTGTCGCATACCAACAGTTTATCTTTAACTGAACTAGACATTCCATAGTATATGTTGTTGCCTGTTCTTGTACTTCCGCCAATAATAGTTCCTGGCGCTAAAATATTATTATTGCCTAAGTTGGTTCCGTGACCGATATGTGTATTACATCCTATTAGGCCAAAGTCATTTATAACTGCGCTGTTTAGAATACTAGCCATTGGATAGATAACTGTTCCACGTCCCATCTGTGCTGAATCAGCAACAAAGGCGTCTTTGTGTATATATATTGGCCATTTACGTGGATATGTAAGGGCATAACTAAAAAAGTTTTTACGATATTCAAAATTCCAAAAGCCAACTATACATTGACTATCAGCGTCTAATGTTAAAAATTCTTCTTTAGTTATAGCCTTAACTTGGCTGTATGTTTCTCGTTGAATATACTCAACAAGCCCATCAGTAACTACACCGTCTCCGATGATATATAAAGGTTTGTTGTGGTTATAGTCGATTAGCACGATAGAGGACACAAGGGGTTTCCCCCTTGTGTTACTTAGTAATCGATTACTGTGTTTTGCGATTACGGATCATTGCCAAAATATCTTCAGCTTTTGCGCTAGAAGGTTTCGCGGCTTGAACCGGTGCTGTTGGAGCAGGAGCTTCGTCCTCATCTTCGGCTACAACTGGTGCCGGAGCGGCTTTTGCCACCGGAGCAGGAGTATCATCCGATGATGCTTTTTCATTGCCGCCTTGGAATCCAGCCGGCTTAAAGTAAGCACCCCACTTGTCAGAGTCGTATGGTTGACCATCTACTGATGCTTCAAACATTTCCTTAAGAACTTTAAGTTCTACTTCGCCTGGTTTCTTAGGCAAAAAGTCTGACAAGTTAAACAATCCAAACTGTTCAATTGCGCCAGCTTCGTCGGAATTCAATGCCGACTCTTTACGTGACCACTTACTTGTTGAGTAGTCGGCGTAGCCGCCTTTGCTTGTTTTAACAATCTGGAAATCCAAGCCACGTTGATAATCAACTGGCAATTCTTCCATCTCTGGATCCATTAAAGCCGCTTTAATGATATTAAAAATCTGTGGACTAATAACAAAACGACGGATTGGATTTTCCGGAGTCTTATCATCACCAAGTGCGTTCTCACGAACAAAACCTTGGAACAAGTAAGATTTTTTCTTCCAGTACTTACGACCCATTTCCTCTAGAGCTGGATCTTTAAACCATGGACGAACTTCTGCCAAGATTGGGCAGGCTTCGCCATACATTTCCATACAAGGTACTTGTACAACTACAGGCTTGCTATCTGCTTGGCCCTTGATGCCAGCAAATGGCAAACGAATCATTGCTCGTTCTACCCAAAAGAAACTGTTTTTTGTATTACCGTCTGGAAGGAACCGTAAACGAGAAGTTGTGCCTTCTGCTATATTCCAATGTGGATAAATGGCGTTGTCGCCACCTGATTGATTGCCGCTACCGCGGTTTTCGTTTGCTTGTAACTTCGATCTAATTTCTGCTAATGTCATTGCCATGATGTTTTTCCTTTATAAAATGTGCCATGATTGTTTTGAGATTGTCTCAACGCACACACCGTAGTGTATACTATTATATTTAGCTTTGTCAAACAATAATTTAAACTTTTATTGCCGTTTACAGTATTGTTGATAGAGTTCAATATTTTGGTGTGCCTTTTGGTAAAGCTGACTGATTAAATCTGCTTTACTTGGGCTAGTATACAGCACTTGTAGACTTTGTGTCAACCTCTTAATTCTAGCATATGGATCCGGTGCTGTGTCATATGATTCGTCCAAAATTTCATCAAATGTTTGGAAACCCATCATCTTTAATCTTTTTAAACTGCCTTGTCCGCTGACCAACACAAACGGTTTGCCGGTTGCTAAACAGTTAGCGGTCTTTTCAGTAAACCAAAAATTGTCCATACAGTCAGTTTCGGAAATGACTTCAATTTGGTATTTGTTCCAAATGTTACCATAATGAGAGCAGGCTGTTTGCCAATCAATCATTCCCATGTAATGATTGCTAATTAAATCTTGATCAAATGTTTTTTGATTAAACCATTCTAGTTCTGCTTGGTATACATCGCTAAAATGCCTGTACTGGTCATTTATAAAATGTGGTTTAGATTGAAACGTGATAAATGAATCGTTTGGGAAAGCAGTATCTAATTCATATGCTAGACGTAAACGACTAACATTGTATCTACCCAATGTAGTTCCAATGAACTTGGCATTGTCTATGTTACGATCAAAATCTGCCGGTAGATATCTGCCGACACTAATAAAAATTCCCAATCTTAAAACTTCTGTATTGAATATCCCGTCGTCTGGACAATGTGTTTCTAACGTTACATGGCTGTAAGGAATTAATAATGCTCCACAAACATATCGCAATGCTTCTTCAAACCCACTAAAGCGATGATTTTCGCCATCAAGTAGCTTAACTCGTATTTTTTGTCCACGATAATATTTGCTAATGATATCTAGTAGCAAATCTTTTCTAGTAATAGAATAGTCCTTGTGTATGAAGAACTGTGCTAGGATAACTATTTCGTTATCGGTTACTGTAATTGCTTGTTCCATTATAGTTGATTAAGTAAATATTCTGCCCACAAGGCATGTCCCTCTTCGGTTGGATGTCGACTGTCTTCTTTGTTACAATACACACAAGAGTCTAGCAAATCAATTCTGGCATTGGCACGATCAATAATATCAAATACATCAGGGTAACGTGCATCATAATTCATTTGCTCAATGTGATCACTGATTACAATACGTGTATCGTTTTGTATTGTTTTGTCTAACAGTACTTCTAACCAACTTAGTTCGCATAAATCTATAGTGCTATTGTTGCCATCTGTAAAATTATGTGCTGTAATAAAATGTATATTAGGATATCGTTTGGCTAATACTTTAATTACATAGTATGTTCTTGCTAATATATCATTTAATACTGCCTGTTGAGTAATCAATGATCTATTCATCATTTTTAATTCTTCATGGCGGCCTGATTCTGTTAGGGTAACAACGCAGGTAATTTCATTGTATGGATGTAGACCCATCATAATTATTTCTTCTAACCATGTTAGCATTAAAAAATTAGAGCCACCAGGTAATGCTATATTGTACCAACTAGCATCCATTGCTTCAGACATGATATTTCCAAACACATGATTTAATCTATACTCAGTATCATCAACGCCATTGCGTACCTTAGTATTTCCTAAACTATCGCCGTAGGTCCACGAATCACCTACTGTAATTAATAGCGTGTCACTACGGTGCTTGAATGATATTGGATTATCAATCATCGACCAGTCAGGAACTTTTAGTACATCACTTGACATATTGTGTTAGATCTAAATTGTTTAAACGATCCCATTGCTCGTATACGTATGTGCGAAATCGTCTTTTATTATTTTGACAACGACCAAAATATTTTTTATATTCTTCAGCAGGGTTTTTAATTTTACGTATTGCGTCCATTGCCACTTGCGAGTATTGTACATAACGTTCAGGATCGTGGGCATTTTCATTAATGCTTTTATAATTAAATACGTCTTCAAATATATCAAAACCTTGTTCTTTGAGATACTGACGTAATGGTGCTTGCCCGTACACAAAGAACGGGCGCATGCCTATTATAGGCTTAAATGTTTTTTCACTGGTAAAGAAATTTTGTGGGTATGTGTTACTAAATTCTGTTTCTGTTACTAAACAGAGCAAACTGTTATTCCATACCGTTGGACTGCCAACACTAAAGATATCATTTAGTATTTTACGACTTACAAAAGTTTCATCAACGCCTAAGTTGCCATATTCATCTCGAATACCTTGACTATCTTCAAATGTTTCATCTATTGTAATAGCTCGGTTGCCGGGCAATCCTAAACTTACAAATCCTTCGTCACGCAGACCATTGGCCAACAGTTGATCTACTATAGCAATGCGATGTGGATGTGGTTTACGATTTAAGCAGATATACTTACGTGCTGTTGGTAGTATAGCAACATCATGTTCTTCGTAGTTTTGAAAATACAAGTCACATACCATTGCCCAAAAGTCTAGACGACATTGTGCGGCATTACCAATAATAAGATATGGTATCCCCGATTGTTCGATTGCTTCAAATATTTTTGGTACTGCTGGGTCGACAAAGTTATGACATATAATAAACTCTGGGTCAGCATCTCTGATATTTTGGGTAATATCATTTTCGTGTAGCCAAGTGGGATTAATAAACATCACACGGTCAACGTCGAGTTGAGTGCGACATTTAGTTTCTAATATATTGCGTATTAATTGTTCGACACGCCCGGCTTTCCAAGAATACGGAAAGCCGTTAGTTGATTTTATTATCTCCATAACACTACTTATCGTAGTATTAACGTGTGCGAGTAATTCCTGCTAAACTGCGGATAAAGTCCAGACTGTCGTTGGATTCATTTACGTTTGGCTCATCTAATGAACTTGCGCCATATGTATCATTAGGGTGTGCTTGTGCCGGACTCACCGGTGGAGTGTTTGTATGGGCCGCATCAACATTTTTTGGGCCAATTGCCAATTGGTTTAAAAGGTCGGGCATGTTGTGTTCTAGCCATGTTTTGACCAGGCTACGAGCGTCAGCATCCGGACCTTGTCCTTGTGCTAATTGATAAATGGCATCGTGTAAGTCATCGTCGCCAATGATTTGTTCTATGTCAGCCAAAGCATCTATACCGTCAATTCCAACAGCCTTGGGCGTTTGTAAAAATTGTTGTAGTGCTTTAATTTTATCTTCAGAGTCTGGACGAGTCCAAGTATCTTCGTACACCGTATCTGCCCACTCTTCTAGTTCATTGCCTAGTTGTCCATGCGGCTGTGCCTTGAGACGTTTATGTGCTTTATATACAATTGGTAATGCTTCAGTAAATCTATCGTCGTATACTTTTTTAACAAAACGTTCGCGTAGTGCGTCAACATCAATGTTATCTTCTTCTAGAGCTTCCGGAACAAATGTTTCCATAAACTCGTCATAGTGATGTTTGCTGTGTAAATGTTTTAGTGTGCTTTTTAATTCGCTATAGTGTTGAATAGCCGCCTGGGACATTTCTGCTGTCTCAGCATCTTCAAATTGACGGTTTTTTGTAGCACGAACAAAATGACGCATAGCAGACATTTCTTTTACAATGTTGATAATGTACTCTGCCATATCATCATGTGTTGTGCCGCCTTCGTTAATATGGCGACACATGGCGCGGGCACCATGTAGGTTTTTAAATGGTACTAGTAAACGTTCGCCAATTGGTGTTTCAATAAAAATTTCTTTAATTTTTCTTGTGCGGTCACCGCGCTTTTCGTCACTAACTAAACCTTCGTGTTTGATCAATAAACGACATTGATCCATATCTGCGTAGCTGTTACGTGATGTGCCATACAACTTGCTTTCCGTCATTGGCACATCTTGCGTTGTTGATACGTCGTCTACTTTAGCTTGTTGCTTAATGTCTTTTAAATCTAAGTTTGATTTGTTAATATCTCTGGTGTCAAATGTAAGCAAATTGCGCTTGGCAAACATTCTTAAATTGCGTAAAAATTCGTACCATTCTTTGCGGTGTTCTCGGTCCATTTCGGAAGAAATGTTTTGTCCGTAATATACTTTTAAACTAGTTTCGTCTATTAGACTAATTGTTACTGTACCGAACTCAGCACCGTCCTTACCGGTGTAAGTAAAATTAAAAAAACGTGCTTCAGTGGGGTCTGTTTCAGCCTGAGCTTTTTCGTTGCCCAACGTTACGTTAGGAAAACGTGAGCGTATTTTATCAAATAACGCGGATGAGATGGATTCTATTTCTTTAGACATAAAACTATTTATCTTAAATCATAATGAAGGGCATGGGTTCAATGAAGTTATCTATGCTGTCTTTGAGTTCATTATCTAGCCCGGAATCAAACTGTTGTAAAAGCATAATCATGCGTATAGCCAACAATGCGCTCATTACCAAGTCGTCGTGTTCGCCTATTTTTGCCGCAAAACTGTTACCACTTGCTACAAATGTCTTTAATTCGCTAATTAAAGTTTTACTAGCAATAACTAGTCTACGTGTTTCTATTAGACTCTTTAACTTGCTACATGCACTTAGTTTGCTCTTGTTTGTTGTAGTAAACCCTTTGCGGTAGCGATGTCCAGCGGCACCTTTTTTAGGTTCGCTTAGGAATGTTCCTGGAATGTTTTCTTCTCCCAGCTCGCTAATACATACCAAAGCGGCTTCACCTAAGGTATTGTTTTCAACACTATAATATATATTATTGCTACCAGATACATCAGCCAGGTACTGGCAAATTTCTTTAAGTATAACAACCTGTCGCTGTACGATCGTTTTATTATGACTCCACTCAGCTACTTGTTTAAGTCCGGGCATTTCAAACACTTGTATTGCCGCGGGATCTGATCCTGTGCCCAAACTTGGATCTAGTGCTACCACATAGGTTTTGTCGCGCTCGGGCTTTTTATACCAACGTATTTGCCCTTGCTTTTCAATGGGATCTATGCCACCCATCTCTGCTAGGAACAACGGATTAATTAATGTTTCGTCGAAAATAATAAATTCGCATTCCATTTCACGGCGGAAGCGTTCTTCGCCGAGCTGGGCTAACATTTCTGCAGCCCATTTTGCGTCACGATCAGGATGTTCGCGCCAGTTACTACGGAAAGCCTTAAAGCCATTTTTACCCAATGGGGTTTCGTTGCCAAATTCATCAAAGCAATTATTAGCTTGACGCCAGATTTGTGCGAATTGGTCTTCGTCTGAGTTAGGTGTTGATGTAATAATACATTTACCACCAGTTGCCAG